GCAGATTCAGTAACGGAAGAGGCGAAGGTAACAGCGGAGGCGACGGTATCCGCACCGGTAGCCGACTCATCGACAGCCCGGTCATAAACAGAGTCACCCCAACCGGCCTGACCCCAGGTGCCGGAACCCCATCCGCCTTCTGCCACAACTCATCCTCAACCGGCGAGGCTGAAGGTGTACGTCACTGCGATGATGTCCCCGCTGACCACCGTGCGATCCCCAGGAGCAGAGAAGGCTTTCTCTGAGAACAGCGTGCCAGTCGTGCCGCCCTTGGTGCTGTTGGAGACTAAGAACGCACCGCCCACCGTGCCAGAGGTATTGATGTTGAAGTTGGCCGGTGTACCCGAGTTGGTCACTACCGAAGGATTGGCGTTGGTCGCAGCCGTGAGCGTCGGAGCCACGCGGGTCGAGTTGCTGTAGCCCGTGAACTCAGTCCAGCCCTTGGAGGCAATCGTGTCGGTGGCGCTCGTGGTCACGCCGGGGCCAGTGATCAGGCCCAAGAACCAAGTCGTGATCTGTGCGGTGGAAGTCAGCGCAGTACCGGCCATGTACTGAAGGCCGACGTTGACCACGAGGTTGTCTTCCTCAACAACCCACTTGATGTTGCCATCCTTGTCACGGCACTCCAGTTTGTAGCGGCCCACAGCAAGGGCTTGCTCTTGACCCTGCGCTCCGGCAATCAGCCCGCTCCCGATGAAATCCGAGGCGACAGCGCGTTCGTTGGACATGGTGACTCCTTAATTGGAAGACCGGATCAGCGCACTGTTGGCGTCATTGATCGGCATAACGATGGTGAAGGTGGCCGTCGAGGTCTTGTCTGACCCGAAGTCCAGCACGGCGATGGAACGGTTGGCTTTACTGGAGTTGTAGATCAGAGCACACCGTGCGGTAAACACGCCGGGGTTCCACTCCACATTGTCGAAGTCCACGAAGGCCGTGTACCCGGAACTGCTGATGGTTGTGCCGGTCAGCGTCTTGCCCCCTAACACATACCCAGTCCCTATGATCTCTGCCGTCGTGGTGTAAACGGTGGTGTCTTCGTTGAGGTCCGCATTGGCTGTGTACAGCGCAATCTTCAGGACATCCGTCGTGAGATCGTGGATGCCCTGGTACAACTCCTTCTTGAAGGAGGTGGTCTGCGTTTGGACGATCGAAGTCATCAGTTGACCTCAATGCGCAGTTGGCCGTCGCGGTACGCATCCATGCGCTGCTTGCCATCGCCCAGGTTCTTGAGCAGAGCAATAGACTGCATGTACATGCGCTCATAAAACTGCACCATGTCGGGCTCGCCCTTCATGAACCGGATGGCTTCCACCAGAGCCGCATTCAGCAGGGCGGAGTCGAAGTTGTCACCCAACCACGTGGTGCCGGTCGGGTTCAGCACTGTGTCAGCCATCGACACCGGGTAGTAGTAATAGTGAAGTTCTGCCGTCAGCGCCGCGTTGGGGGTCGGACCCAAAATGAATGCCAACTCGTTCACATTGTCTGACCGAGGGCCAAAGATGGCGTAGTGCTTGGGCACTCCCGTGGTAGCCGGATTCGGGTACGCCTGCCGGATGAAGTTCACATCCTTGTTCAACAGGTACTCATACTCTCCGTTGGCCTTGACGATGGCCAGAGAGTACACCGACAGGAAATCTGACGGGCACTCAAGATACTTGTTGCCCGAAGTCAGCGTACCGGTGACGTTCTTGCGCAGATTGGCGAGTTGGACCGTGTTGTAGATGCGCTGCTCAGCCTGCTTGGTAAACAGCGCGTACTCGTCCTCAGTGAACGTGTTCTCGCAGATGTCTGCGATGTTGGTCTTCAACTCGGTGTAGTTCATCTACGCCTCACGCTCAGGCCATCGGGCCTCGCGCCATCGTGCCCTTGGTTGCGCAGCCAGTCCCACGAATCTTGATACCCGAGGTCTTGGGAGCGGGGTCATACCCGTCGCGGTCGATGTTGCCCACGGACATGTTCACGCGGTTAGCCCGCGTGGGCTCCGCCTGGGTGCCGTTGCCAAGAGCAACCTTGCCCCCCTTCATGGTGTGGGGCTCGGCATAGACGGCGGCTTCGCCAACCTCTTTGCCCATAACCTTTTTGCTGAACTTTGCCATGATCAGATCCCCGACTTCGGCACCTTGCGCACCGACTTCTTCTGGTTGGCAACCTTTGCCAGCCCACGGCCCAACTGCCTCATCTGGAGGTTGGTCTTGCCGCCCTTGGCAAGTTTGGTCATGGGCTTGCCCGGGTGCATGGCCTTCTCGTGCTTGTGCACTGCGGAAGCCGCCGTCTTCTTGTCCTGTGCCAGATCTTTCTTGTCCATGATCGACTCCTTACGTCGTTTGGATGGTTACTGTACCAACAGAGGTGGTTGCCACCAAGTAATTTGGCGTCAGCCCTGCTTCATTTGCACGTGCTCCGCCAACCGGATTCCAACCCCACTGAATATCCCGAGAGCCGCCGGTTGGGAAACCCGCAAACGTCGAGTTGGGATCCAACTCCAAACCGTTGACGCCCGCCGTGATGTACGTATTGTCCTTGCGGGGGTTGCGCACAGCCTGGGGGTCGTCCACCGGGTACATGCCAAGCAGCAACTGCGGATGGTCGGGATCCCAGCACTCCTGGCAAACCAAGAGATCGTAGATTTTGGTCTTGATGATCTCTTTGCGCAGTACCTTGAGTTTGAACTGCTGCCCACAGCGATCGCACATGGCGATGCTGTATTTGCCAGAGGCGAACCGGTTACCCATTTAGGTATACCCCCCGCCAATAAACATCTGCCGTGGCACAAACCGAATCGCTGCCTTCTCGCGGTCTTCGTCTGCGGCCAACTGCCAAGCCTCTTCGTACTGCGCCTTGAGCGTGTCCATACGCTCCAGAGCCTTGGGAATCTTCATGCTCATGTAGTAGGCCAAGCCTGCCACCATGCACGGGATGAACCGGAACGGGACATCCATGACATTGACGCCATCTCCGGCGTCCTGCGTACGGCGCAGGCGCCAGTACACAAAGGTATACGTCTGCGTATTGTCCGGGGTGGGCCACACCGTGACCGCCGGGACCTGCTTGATGTAGACCGCAGTTCCCTGGGGGTGCGACGCCGCCGTCGTGTTCTGCTGCCCACGGGCGCAGTTGTAGAGCGTGTTGCCGCTGATGTAGCCGTAATAGATCAGTTCGCTGTCGAGCAGGATAAAGCCGTTGGCCGGAAGGCCAATGGTCGAACTCAGCGTAATCGTGGTGGCTGAGGCAGTGATGAGCGCGGGCAGCGTATACCCAGTGGGCGAAGTCTGCGCGTTCAGCCGTTGGATCCACACTTGAATGGGACGGGCCTGTTGCAGTTTGTTCGGGATCGTGGCGTACGTGGATACGCTGATCCGGGTAATGGTCAGGTCTGCCTGATTGGTGCTGCTGTTGGCCCCCGTGCGGATGACGTGCTCAAGCAGGTCCACCGTGTCGTCCGGCAGGGCGTAGGTGTTCTGACCCTGCACCAGTTGGATCGTCCCTTGCTCGAACGTCCACATGTTCACGCCCCGGTTGGCCCAGTCGGCAAACATGAGGTTCAGACTACGCCGCGCCGTGCGCAGGTCATAGCCCGTGCGCAATTCAGCCCCGCAACGCTCGAAGGCTTCCTCCACGATCTCCGTCAGATCGAGGTTGAACGATGCGGTACCGGAAGTGGTCATCTGAATCTCGCGGTCTTCTTAGCGATGGCCTTGGGTTGCGCTACGAACTGCTTGCCGGAGGCTTTGCCTGCTCGTTTTGCTCGGGTTGAGGCGGCGTACTCTTGGGGGGAAAGACTTTTGATCGCAGCCTCTGGAAGATATCTTTCACCCGTGTCAGAAGATCGTTTACCACTTTTTGTCCTCCACTTCTGGGCAGTCCAGTCCTTCAACGACTGCTGCGGCTTCTTAGTCACGGTACCCGCCGCCCTTGGCCTTGTACTGCTTGGCAAGCAACTGCGCTTTTCTCGCGCTCCACTGCCCTGCCGCAGTGCCCTGCGTAGCCTGCCCCTTGATCTTCTCAAAGAGAGACTTGCGCATACCGGGCTTGGTGTAGTTCCCGGCCTCGTTGACCTTGGACTTCACCTCGCCGCCTTCGGCGTACTCCGCGAAATCCG